GCTGGAGTAGGGTCGGTAAAGCCCTGTTGGTCCCTGTCTTCGCGGGGCTGGGCGGTTGGCGCTGGGGTTGGCGCGGGGGCCGTCGGCTTTGACGGAAACATCGCCTCATACTGCTCAGGCGACATAAGTTCGACCTGCATTGATGCAGGGTCTTTTTTGTCCAACGTCAGGCGGCTCGTGTTGTAGTCTAGCGCCGTCTGGAACTGGGTGCTGGCATTTACATCGCTTACAAGGTCCACGCCCGACGGAACTTGAACAGACTTGAAGCCGTTCCTCGTGGCCAAGTCCTGCATCTGCGCCATCGTCGGGGCTTGGTTAAACGTGCCAATGACCTTGCCGCTCGGGTCTTTGACAACGACCGTCTGGCCCGATTGTCCCGTGCCCACGTTGAGGTTCATCTCGTTCGAAATGGTGAGGCCCGGGAAGAAAGTGCGGATGTTGTTGGAGCTGGTAAACGTCGGGGCGCTCTTCAAAGCAGCCTGCAGGGCGGCTTGACGGGACACTGGGGCTGGGACTCCTGCGGCGAGGCCGAGTGTTGTTGCCCCGGCCTGAATCTTCGGGGACTGCCCCGTGGCCGGATCAATCAAACCTGCCGCCTGTGCCACGTTGTTGGCACGAATCGCGTCAGTGGCGCTCATCGAGCTTCCCTCGGTGAGGCCAAACATCTTCGCCATGTTGGCGTCAATCTTCGTGCCTTCCCGGTACGGCCCCAAGCCCGTGGTCGCCGAAGCAGGGGACGCGGCCTTCGGGGCAGTGGCGACGGCCGTTGCGGCAGGGGACGGCCTTACGTCTGCCGCGGTTGACCCGATGCCAACTGGCTTCGGTCCGGCCGGAGTGGCGACGGTGAGGGTTCCGGAGTTTGCCGGGGAAGCGGCGCTTGCCCCTGCACCCGCCCCGCCGGTGGCCGTTCCCGTGGCGGTAACCCCGGGGGAGGGTGTTACCGTCGGCGCTTCGGCCTTCGGGGCAGTGGAGACTGCTGCGGCGGCAGGAGCCGGGGTTACTGCGGCGGCCGTGGACGTGGACGAAACTGTCTTTGGCCCGGCTGGGGTGGCAACCGTGGTCGGAGTCACCGTCTTGAGCGGTTGAATAGTCGAGGGCTGAGAAAGCGTCGGAGCCGTGGCTGATACCGTTGGCTTGCCCTCGCGATCTGAGGTGGACGCAGTCGATGCCTTGGACGGGGCCGTGGAGGGAGCGGCCGAAGGACGAGCACTCGCAGCAGGAGCCGCGGACTTCGGTGCGTTGGAGACGGCCGCTGCAGCAGGAGCCGCTTTGATGCCTGCAGCCGTCGATCCGGCAGAGACGGTCTTCTGGCCAGCAGGAGTGGCGACGCTAACCGTCCCCGTGCTCTTGGCTGGGGCTGCCGCCTTAGCCGGGGCTGCCGCCTTTGAAGAGGTGTCCTTGTTGCCACCGCCACCGCCGCCACCACCACCGCCCTTATCGCCCCCAAACACAGGGCGCTTCATGAAACGATCAAGCAGCCGGATGTACATGCTCTATCCACCTATGTTGGGGAAGACCCCGTTTCGACGACCGCGATGCGCAAGCACCTTTCGGTGCTCCCCATACTCCGCCTTGAAGAACTTGCGTAGATGGCGGCACACCAACAATACATCACTTGGGCCCCCGGGGACAATAAGGTCTACGAAAACGAGGCACTCCCCATCGTCTCTTTTAAAGACCTCAGGCCCATCATAGTCCCGTGTTTCGTACTCTTCGGCCGTCAAAAAGGCCCAAGTACCGAGTCCAAAGGGCTCATCGCCCCTCCAAAACACCATGTATCTGCCGTTCTCGAAGGCCGGACGCAGCCTCCACGCAATTGTCGCGGCCGGAAAACCAGAATAAGGCTCGACAGTGGTCCAAAGACGCACGGCAGCCTCGAAATCCCGGTGAAAATCGGCCGAAACAGGGACCGTCACTGCAATCCAGCCAGCCGTTCGGTCGCCGTCTGCACCGTCCGCGCCTCTGGGAGCGAGAAAATGCCCTCCGAAGACGACTGGGCCCCGGACATCGGGCCTTGGGCGTTCATCGACATGAGCCGCTTCAGCATTTCCGCGTGTTCCGGGCTGTCTTCGTTGCGAAAACGACCCATGAGCGACTCCAAAAGGTCCTCGCGGCTGGTATCTTGAGGGACGCCCATCATCAAGTCCTCGCTGGGCATCGGAGAAGAAGGGACCCCCATGGACAAACCACCCGGAACGTCGGGCTGCATCGCCCCGCCAAGGATTTTTGAGACGTAATTCTGCGTTTCTTGGAAGGGCGGGACACCACCATACTTTTTCACCGCTCCGGCTCCCGCGTTGTAGGCGGACAGGGCGAGCTTGTAGTCGCCGCCGAACTCGTCCAGCATGGCCCGCATGTACTCCGCGCCGAAACGAAGGCCCTCCTCGGGGTCCGTCGGGTCCTCGATTGGGCGAACACCGTACCCCGGGTTACGGGCCGTGGCAGGCATGATCTGGGCAATGCCAAGCGCGCCCTTTGGGCTGACCGCGTCAGGGTTCATCCCGCTTTCCTGCATCATCTGACGCACGAAAATCTCGGGATTGAGCCCATAACGACGGGCATAGCTCACTGCCAGATCAGTGTAGTCCATGGCTACTTGCCCTTTTTCTTAGCCACCCCGGCCTCGGACAAGGCGATAGCGATGGCCTGCTTGCTGCTCTTGACCTTCGGAGCCTTCTTCGGGCCCTTGGGGTCTTTGCCAGAGTGCAGCTTGCCCTCCTTGAACTCCCGCATAACCTTGGCGATCTTGGAGGGCTTTTCCATCAGTAGGTGCCCGAGAACTTAAACCCGCTGACCTGCTGCTTGCCCGTGTCCGGCAGAGCTACGCCCTTGGTCCCCGGATAGTCGAGCTCGGACATCTTGGCGTCGTAGTCGGCCGCCTTCTTGTCACCCGTCTTGACCTTGACGGCCTTGAGTTTGCCAGTGGCTTTCATCACATCTGCCCTTTGTACTTGCCGCCGCGGCCAGCCATCACGCAGCCGCCGTCTTTGTAGCCTTTGACCATGCCGCCACCGGCTTTCCTCATGGGGTTGCCCATCGGGCGGGGCGACTTGCTCGGGGCAGAAGACTTCGACATGCGGTCCTGACGAGCGGCCGCGAGGTCCTGCTTGATGGCCTTGGCGTCAGCTCCGCCCATGGCGCGGTCAAGGTTCCTTTCCTTGGATTTTTGATCCTCCCGGTCTTCGCGGGCAACCTTCGAGAGGTAGCCTTTGATCTCGGCGGCGGGGGTGCGGCGCGGGGGAGCTTTGTCCATGCGGCCGCTCATGTTGACTGGGTGGGGGGAGCCCTGCATCCCCGGCACCGTCATCGGGCGCGGGCGCTTTTCCAACGGCTTCAAGTTAGCACCGGGGTTAGTGCCCCCAGAGGCAGTAACTTTGATCTTGCCCTTCATGTCTCTCTCCGTTCGGTGGGAACCTCGTCCCAGTGACCAAGGTTTCGTGCAGCCTAGCACGATGGGCGCGGGCAATCAATAAAGGGCTGGTTCGAGGGGGTCGTTGTCCAGATAGCTTCCCTTGACGATGCCGCCTTTGGCGTAGGTGGGCATGCCCAGACGCTTGAGGGCCTCGACGAACTCGTCGGTGAACTCAACCGTGGGGACCATGTACTCCTGCCTGCGGTTTCCTACGATCTTTGACGTCGTAATCTCGGGCTTCCGGATGCCCGCCTCTTTGGCGAACTTTTTGAGCACCGCTTCGAGTTCTTTCTGGACGATATCGTCGTAGAACTTCGTCTGCCCCTCCAACGTCCCGCCGATGAACTTTTGTGCCTGCTCACCGGTCGTGACCGTCATGCGCCTTGCACCTTTGTTCACCGCATCGAGGAGTGACTGGCGCAGGCCGAGCTGTACCCATTTGCTGGTGGTTCCGACGTATGGCGCAGGGTGCTTGGCGTCGAACTCGTCCCGGGTTCCGTAACTTCCTGTGGCAGACACCTTTTCGGAAAGCGGTCGAATCGCTTTGTTAACTTCGACCTGCTCGTCCATTGCGGCGAAGAAACGTTTGTTACGTTTTTCAAACTGCTCGAGGGTCTCCCCGTCAAAGGTTTCTCTTAGGAGCTTACGTTCATTTTCAAGCTCGTTGCTCCTCGCAAGGAGCTCGTCAAGCTTGCTCCTCGCTGCCGTATACTCCTCGCGTGTTGGGTACAGCTTCTGACGAGCCTGCGCCCAGTCTGACTGGATTTCGCCGACGTGGTAGGTGTCTGGCTTGTCCGACCCCGGAGAGCGGAACAGGCCGAAGCGAGTGTGGAAGACAGGGGCGGTGCCGTCCGAAGAACGTTTGAAATGTCTGAAGGCTTGGGGTGGAGCGTCGGATACAGGGACCTCGAAGACGTTGGCCCCTATATCCTCGGCACCTTGTGGGAAGTAGGTGCTGTCAAGGAACGAAGGGTTGTCTTGGCTGTTTTTCAGCGTCCGAGTGCTGACGACCACGTCCTGAGAAACTTCGTCCGCCAGTCTGGCAAGGTCTTCCTTGCTAAACTGCCCGGACCTTGGGTCACTCAAGAACGACTCGAGCTGCTCCTCGGACATGGGGTTGTTTTGAGTTCCGGGGATTTTTGCCATAAGACGTTCAAGTTCTTCGGGCTTTGCACCGCGGTTCAGAAGCTGCGTCTTCAGGCTGTCGAGGTTGTCGTAGGACGGGCGATCCAACAGATCGACGGCCTTGCGCGTCGGGCTGTATAGGCCAGCGATGCCTTCGGCTTGGCCCACGGCCGGGCGGACCTCGAACGGCCGATTTGCGGCGAGGCGTCGTCTTCCGGTCTCCCTCAACTCGTCAAGCTGGGCTCGTGCCTCTTCGGCCTCCGTCTCGGTGAGCCCACCCCCGACTCTTAGATAATCCTCAAGGGCTCCGTACTCATCGGCCTCATCCGGCATAAGCCCCATAGCGTTGTATAGAGGGGCGTCAAAGTTAATGTCGTCTGGGTGGAAGTCCAGCATGTCCTCAACGGCGAGGAACGGTGCTTCGCCGGGGAGGTCAGGGACTTGGAAGGCTGGGTTGTCTTGGAAGTACGGACCCTCGACGGGGGTGACTGGAGTCTGACCAATGTCCGTGTTGGCTCCGGTCAGGAAGGCGATTCGGGCTGCACCTTCCGTGTCCGCGTTTTGTTGCTGACCCCAGCGCTCGAAGGTGTTAGTGGGGTCATATACCCCATCCTCGCCAAAGCGTTCAAAGGTCATGACGTCGAAGGCCTCTTCGTCCGTCAGAACGTCTCCGCGCTGCACCCGCTCGAGAAGGGACGGAAGGCGGTCAAGTCCGTCAGGCAGCCCGGCCGCCTCGAGGCGATCACGCTCGGCGGCAGTCACATCTCCGCCCTCGGCCTCCCTTAGCTGAAGCTCCCGGATAGGCGTCTGTCGGGCCAGCATCCGATCCTGCGCCGCCCAGTAGTCATCCCCCGGTTCGAAGTCATCCCCCGGATCGTATTCCGCTTGCCGCTCCGCCCGAAGTGCGTCCAGTTCGGCAATCCGCTCCTGCGCCCTGCGCTCTCCCCGGAAGGGCAAAGATGCGAGGCCCTTGACGCCCGTGCCCGCCAGAGCCGCGCCCGGGATAAGCCCGGACGCCGTAACTGCATCCCCGAACACCGACTCCCGGGCGCTCGTGACTTGGTCCTCGGACGCCTGATCGTAGCCAATGCCGTACATGCGCTTGAGCCGCGCGTCCAAATCCTCGGTGGCAAGGTTCTCCACGCTGTCGTAGATGCCGAACAGGAGTTCCTCGCCCGCGCCGATGGGGTCCGCAACGACCTTCTTCGCGCCCTCGTAGGCCGAGATGCCAGCGTTCTTCAGAAAGCCGATCTCGTCCGCATTGAACGCCTGCCCCAGCTGCTCCCCGGCAGACAGGTAGTCGTTGTCCAAGCCGATGATGTTGTCGAGCAGAAGCTCGGAGTAGGTCAGACCCTTCTGGGGCGGGGTTGCCGCCCGAGCGTTTTGGTATGCCGTCATGCGATTGGGGGCCATGCCTAAAGCTCCAAGGTCCGTGGTCCTTGGAACTATAGCAGCCCGGCAGGGGTTTCTCAACGAAGAAGACCCGCCGCGGCAGCGACGGGTCTTCAAGCCTCAACGCCGGGAGGAGGAGGACCGGCGGAAACTTTCCCCGCGGGAGAACACAGGGCGTGGCAGAACTATATCATACCAACAAGCTGCTTGTATAGCTGCAAAGCGTCCACCTCCTCACGGAGTTCCTCCGCGTCCCTCTGGCGTTCTTTGACCAGCCGCTTGAGCGCCCGGATGTTGTAGCCCTTGCTCTTTGCGACAGTGTAGATGTCGCTCTCGTCACGCGACGCATCCTTCTTCTGCTCGATGGCAGACTCGATCTGAGCAAGCATCTCCTTCAGCTCCCGCTCCGCCGTGTCGTTCGCCCGCTGGTTATGGGCAGCGAAGTCGGCGTCTTCTTTGTACTTCAGTGGCATGTCTCTCTCCTCAGATTGCTACGCCCGTGACCTCGACGTCCTGCTCGTCAACAGGATCGTAAGTCATGGCAAAAATATCAGGCTTGCAGGGATACAACTCACCCTTCACGCCGCAGATGATCCAGTCGCCCGGCGAAACAATGTGTTCCCCCTCCAGCGTCGTAACCACCAAAGTTTTCCCGTCCTTGAAGTTTGGGCAGAGAATGTCGTCGATGATCGCGTTCCGCACCCACTTGGGCAAAGACTCCGACATGTCGAACTGGATGTTGTACACATCACCCTCGAGCAGAGTTAAGCGCTCAAACTGCACCGCCTCGATCATGACAGGCTTCTTGCGGAAAAGTGGCATGGACAAAGCTCCTTGGGCCGCGGTTCTATTTCAGTGGTAGTCTAGGTGTTGTTGGTTGTCAACAAGTCCGAATGAAATTAGGTTGTATATAATTTGTGCGGGACTTGGTACTTGGGCCTTGGCCAATGGATTTAGGGACGAATGAATTTGTAAAACCAGTAATATACCGGCCGCCGGGCGGAACCACCCCCAAAAAGGGGGGTCCCCCTCATCCGCATTGAGCGGATTTCGGTGGACTTTGGGTCCAGTTACCCCGGGAGCGCTGGCCCAAGGGGAGAGGTGAAAGTAAGGTGAAAGTATAACCCCATGCCAGTCGCAGCATAGCTGCGCAGCATGGGGACTTGCCATTGCCATGGCAAAGTGGAAGGCCCGCTGTTAACCGCGCCCGGGGGCGCGGGCGGGCCTGTCTTCTATCTATCATCAAACGACCGTCCCACCATGCTCCGCCCCGAGCCATCTTACCATATCACCCAGTCGCATTGCCGCCGCCAAAAGGGCGACGGCCCTGCGACATCGAAAAGTCAACCCCGCAAGGGGGTCGATTCACCTTTGCGCATATCAGTTCTTCTTGGGTGTTGGTCCGCTGTTAACCGCGCTTCGCAGGCTCAGCGCGGGCGGACCAAGATCAGTTGCAAGAACAGACATGCACAAAGCCGAATCTTGACTTTTCAGGGTGCTATGTTCGCGAAGGGGCGTTCTCGCAAGGTGGGAACGACCGTTCGATGATCGACGGTCTAACTCGAAGAAGGAAACGGCAAATGACAAACATCAACGCACAAGCACTCCACGGCGCAGTCTTGGCACTGCAGTTCCGGCTCAAGGCTCGGGACTTCATAGACCCGGAGGTGTCGCTCTCGGTCTCGACCAAGGACTGGCGGAAGACCTGCATCGAGGTCAGCTTCAAGGTTCGGGACGACTCGCAGTACACCTACAAGTCCTTCTACGGCGACGACGCGGCGCTGATCTCGGACAGCCTGACCGAGGCTCACACCTACGTTGACGGCCTCAAGTCCAAGACCGAGCTCGAGCACGAAGAGTTCATGCTGATGCTGGGTCGCGTCATGGATCGGGCCAAGGACATGGGGATGGACGAGCACTTCATCAACCCGCTGACGGACATGATGAAGCGTCTCGCATCCAACGCACTTGAGCACCACGCTTAATCTCAACAGGGGCGGCGGCAACGTCGCCCCACTCACACAGCAGGAGCACACTATGACACAGTTCACTTTCCACACCGACCCGTCGCACGGCTGGCTTGAAGTTCGCGTCGCGGACCTTGACACTGTCGGCCTCACGCCCAGCGACTTCAGCGCCTACAGCTACCAGCAGGGCGCTGTCGTATACCTAGAGGAAGACTGCGACGCGCCGGTCTTCATGCACACCTACGAGGCCAAGGTCGGCCCGATGTCGGTGGTCGAGAAGTACTCGCACTACACGCACTGGATCAGGTCGCTGCCTCGGATCGAGGTTGTCGTGGACGACGGCGACCTGCCGTTCTGACAACAACGCCGGGGGCAGCGATGTCCCCGGCCCAACCCGGAGAACAACATGACAACGATTATCGACCCTACCGACCCGACGACGCAGGCGCTGTTCTTGAAGCTGCACCTCAAGATGATGGCTTTAGGCCTCAAGCACAGCAAAATGTCCGGCAAGACGCTGCTGGCCAAAGTATCCGCACTGACCGGGTGGGAATACAAACGCGGTCAATACCTACTGGCACTCGACGACCTCAACAAACTCACGGAGCAAAACAATGGCTAACCCCTTCGCAAAATCCCGCAAGACCGACGCACCCTACGCCATCTATCAGGCACCGGGCGGATGGGAGTGGCGGGTCCTCAAGACCTACAAGGCACCCGCAAACGAGCTCAAGGACCGCTACGCCCGCTGGATGGTCGCGGCCAAGTCGGAAAACACTTGGGGCAGCTTCGAGATGGGCGACACCTACGCCAACGAGATCATCACCTACGGCAGGCTCGTCGCAGCCACGCCGGAGTGGCTCGAGGCCCACGGCAAGCGCTCCAACATCGCAGGCACCATCGAGCGCCTCGGCTAACAACCTCGGGGCGGCGGCAACGTCGCCCCACTCACACAACGGAGAACGGAAATGACACAATACCACGCCGTAATGCTGGACGAGACGGGCTGCGAGTTCGGCCACACGTTCAACGCAACCTGTCGCGAGGCCGCTTGGGCCTACGTTCAGGAAGAGTTCCCCGAGTCGCGCTGCGTCCAGATGGAAGACGACAGGGACACCGCCGAGCGTCAGAATGCGATCTACCAGCGGATGGCCCGCGAGATCGACGGGTCGGATGACTACTGGGAGGAGGACTGACATGGCAAAGAGAACAGGCTTCGTCGAAGAGAACTGGAACGGCCGCGTGCGCCGGTTCGTCACCATCCAATGCGACTGCGGCACGCACCTGACCCTGCACGACAGCTGGGCCAACGAGTGCAACTGCGGCACCGAATACAACGGCGGCGGCCAGCAACTTGCCCCACGCAGTCAGTGGGGCGAGGAGACAGGCGAACGGTTCTAGGACAGAGCGGCCCGGGCAACCGGGTCGCTCTACGACCTTTTAAAATGGAGTGCGCTAGTCGCGCACAAGCCATAGTGAAACGGAGCGCGTTCCGCGCAAGCGGTCAGCGGGCCTCTTGCTTACGCACGAGACCCGCGGTCCGAGGCCCTCGTTCCTCGGGCCTCGGACGTGGAAAAAGCCGCGCGGGGCCGCAGAGCCGCAGAGCTTGCGCAATATTTAAAAAGCGCGCCGGGCCGCAGAGCAATAAAAGAACCGCGCCGGGCCGCAGAGCCCCGGACCCCGGCCCCCGGACCGCTGCGCAATGTGAAAAGCTCCGCGGACCGGGGGCCTTTGTGCTTGTGCAAAACAAACAAGTATGCTAGGTTTCTCAGGCATCGGGGCTTGAACCTCGGGCCTTTGGCAAATGGAAAACGGAGAACGGCAAAATGAAAAAAGGTCTTGGCAAGCGGGCGGGGGAAACAATTTCTTCTGGCATCATCTATCGGGGGCCGTCGCTGATCGACGGCGCGCCTATTGTCGTGGTCGCGGTCTATTCCAAGCGGAACAAAAAGACGGGCGGCATGGTGCAGACCTACATCATTCGGGAAGATATCAACCCGCTTGAGGCCAGCAAAACCGGGGCCGATATTTCGATCTGCGGAACATGTGTGCACCGGGGCACCGCGACGGCGGACCCGGGCGCAAAACAAGCAAAAATGCGCACGTGCTACGTGGTGCTCGGGCAGGGGCCGCTTGTTGTTTTCCGCGCCTATCATCGGGGCCTGTATGCGCCCGTCGATCCGGCCGCTATCGGGCGCGGCCGCATGGTCAGGCTTGGCACCTACGGGGACCCCGCCGCCGTGCCGTCGCATGTATGGGATTCGCTTTTGTCTGAGGCCGCAGGGTGGACCGGATACAGCCATCAATCGGGATATCGGCCAGAAATTGTCATGCAATCGGCCGACACCTACGGGCAAGCGCTGATCTTCTGGCAAGCCGGGGCGCGCACGTTCCGCGTGGTGCAGAACGTCTCAGAAATCGATCCTTCCCGGGAAGTGCTTTGCCCGGCCAGTAAAGAGGCGGGCAAGCGCACAACGTGCGAAGCTTGCAAGCTTTGCGCCGGGCTTGCGACACGGTCGCCTAAATCCGTTGCTATCGTGCAGCATTGATTTGCCGCGCCGCGCCCATATCCGCCCGGGCGCGGCCACCTTGCCCCCGGCCCTCACGGGTCGGGGGTCTTTTCCGTTCCACCCGCAGAGCGCAGAGCCGCAGAGCTCCGCTCAGCGTTCAGCCGCAGAGCGTCGGCGCAGAGCAGGCGCAGAGCATCGGCCATGCTGTCAGACTCGATCAGCGCGGGGCCGCAGAGCAGGCCCGCAGAGGCCGTAGGAGAGGGCGCAGAGGCCCTCCATATTTTGACGTAGGGTGGGTGCGCAAAGCCGCAGAGCACGTATGAGAGGCCACCGCATGAAGCCTGCCGCGCATGCCAAGCAGCCTGTTGCGGGCGCAGAGAAACGCCATCTGTTTTCGAGGCTTTCAGTTCGACCCAAAAGCTCACCCCGGGGATACAAATATGCACGTCAGGAATACCGCCGCCGTGGCGGTTCTCAATCCTCGTCGCGTGACACTTCGGGGGCAGATATTTCCGCATATTTGCCCACACCTTTGCTTCTGGTCCGGCCACTGGGCACCTCTGTGTATTCGGCATCGACGATGAAAGCCTGCGGGTATTTCTGCTGCAACTCCGCAAGGCGGGCGGTGATCTGGTCGCGTGTCATCTGGTCGATGGTGTTGACGTTCTCGCGACGGTCAACCGTCAGGCCCCCGAGTGCCGATCTGATCTTCTCCGCGTTGATGGCGGCAGAAAACTGGCTGGCCTCTTCGGCCCCGCGCGACAGCTTGTACAGCCGTTCAAGCTGGCCGGACAGGCTGACACCGTACAGCCGCTCCTTCTCGTCCCGAAGCTGGGAGATGTATCGGGGGATATGTGGGAAGGACGACCCGTTCAGTAGCTTGGTGGCAATGTCGCTGGCAGCGTTGGGGCTGTACCCCGCCTGCCTCGCGCATTCGGTGGCCGTCAGCCTGCCTTCGACATACAGTTCGCAGAACGTGCGCTGCCTGACAGTGATCTCCCGGCCGTACTCTTCCTCAAGCTCAAGCTCGAAGGCGGACTTCAAGAGAGGGGCAGCATCGACCGTCTTGTCAAACTTCGCACGGGGCACAGGTCCCGGCTTTTTACGCTCGGCCATGTATCAACCTCCAACTTGTGGTATTCCCACAACTCTACAGCGTCAAAAGCGGGCTGGCAAGGTGGGGCAAAGTCGAGTTTCCCTTATAGGCCCGTGGCTCCCAGCGTCATTTCAACCGTTTCAACAACGCTCAGGGGCAGGGCAGGGTAGAGAAGATGGTGTTTTCATTTACGAATGCTGTCCAAGTGTAAAAGAACAAAACATGCCTGTAAATGCTGAAAACCCTTATTTATAAGGGTGAAATGACTGTCATTTACACCAAATAGTTTTTTTTCCTCAAATCAACGCGGGCTTCACACTCACGCTGGGGTCTACGGCCGTATTAGGGAAACTCGCGAAGCACCAAGGCCCAAGGCCCAAGGCCCGAGAACCACCCTTGACGAACCCGTCTCCATCAACTAATTACAAACTACAAACTATGACAGCATGAGGTATGAGCATGTCGGCACTATCTTTGAAGACCCCGATTGACTCGGAGATTGATCGTGGCCTGAGCTTCTTGAAGTGGAAGGAGCTACAGCGTTATGCTGTGAAGGGGTTCAACGAGAAGCTGGAGCTTACCTTTGACGAGCGTGACGCCTCGATCCTGCGTGTGGACTACTCGATCATCGACGACCTTCTTCCCGGCGACAGCCTTTACATACACCCACGCTACGGGGTTGCGCAGGCTCGTGCCGCGGCTTTTAGCAAGGCCAAGAAGCACGGGTGGGCGGTGATGACCCGGAAGGATTACGAGAACGACATCCCCGGCATCCGCGTCTTTCGCATAGCCTAGACCCATGCTTCTCCTAATCTCCTCCGACCACCGCATCCCTGCCAGCAAGGCTTTGCGTCGTGCGCGTCTTGAGCATGGCGGCGACCTGCCTCCGCCTCCGGGCTTTACCCACACTGTCGAGGTATTGGGCGACGACCCCACGCTTGGCTTTGGCGCTGTCTTGGACGCCATGGTGGTGGGGGAGAGCGTGTTTGTCCCAGTGCCGAGGACCGAGGAGAACGGGCATCGGGCCCGGATCATGAGCGCAGCGCGTCGCAGGCAGGTTGCCGTGTTGACGCGGTCGGGCACTGAGGGCCAGACGTATGGCATGCGGGTCTGGCGCTTATCCTGACCCCTTGACACCCTCACTTGTTTATTTTACACAAGTACCACCTAAACCTTAAACCAGAACGGAGAACCAACATGCCTGACACCATCAATCTATCCCTGTCCGTCGCCTACGCGCAGGTGATCATCGACTGCCTCGACAACGACATTGAGCTGAGCGGCAGCGGCTACCCCAATTTCCGGGACGTGGGCGAGATGACCTTCTACCTGCGCCGCGCGGAGCTACGGGAACTGCTGTGGGCAGCGATTCGGGAAGCCAACGCTGCCGAAGAGGACGTGTACGTCAACGCTTGCGACGACGGGAACTGCGAGTGCCGCAAGGCCAGCGTATTCCCTAACAACATCCGCAGCGGCTGCGCTTGCAAGGAGACCGCGTGATGGACAGAAATTCGAAAACCCTCGTCGATCCGGGCGACGGCTGCAACAGGTTCTGCGTCTACATCAGGACCGCTGCGGGGCCTTGGCCGGACAGCATTGCCATCCAGCAGATAAATGGTGGGGAGCATGGCGAAGACTGGCTGACGGACATTGTGCTTTTGACGTGTGAGTCGCATACGCGCAGGTTACTTCGTGCCCTCAAGCGCAAGTCTCGGGTGTTCCGGACATTCAAGGATCAGGGGGGGACGATCATCGGCAGGGCGTCCGATGTGGGGCAGCTTTTGGTGTATACTGAAGACGGCGCGTTTGCCTGTATTTACGTGGAACAGCACGAAGACGCCCTGTATCTGCAAAGCCCTTTGCAGGTGCCTATGCTGATCGAAGCGATCAAGGGTTACGCTGCCGTGCTGGGCTGGGAGGTGGATTGATGCACTGGAATTACCGCCTTGTGAACACCCCGTCCGAGAACGACGGAGAGGATTGGTTTGTGCTGAAGGAGGTGTACTACAACGACGATGGCACCCTGATGGGGTACGCTAGCGCATGCGTCGGCGGGGACACTCTCGACGAGGCCCGCCACGTCTTCAACAAGTACATCTTCGAGGGGGTGGGCAAGCCTGCCCTGCATGAGGATGACTTCAAGAACGCAAGCTTCAAGGAGGTGGAGTGATGCGCTGGCTGTTCATCTGGATGAACGAGGACCTCAACATGGCGTATGAGGTTTATTCCTGCCCAACCAAGCTTGAGGCCGCGCTGCGGTTCAAGACTGACCACCCTGAGGACTTCGCCTTCGCAGTGATAGGCGGAGAGGACTTTGGCGTAGAGGAGTTTCACGCATGACCCACTTCAAACCCTGCCCGGAGTGCGAGGGCCAAGGTTCGGTGCTCTACGAGCGCGTCCACAGCCACAACGTCGGCCGCGACGTGGGCTTCATCGAGGAGTACGAGGACGCTTGCGAAAACTGCGGCGGAGACGGGCAGATCGAGGACGACGATTACGACGAAGAGGAGGGCGATTGGCTCTACCACAAGCTCAAGGACGAGGAGATGGATCATGACTGAATACAAAGAGCTCGGATATCTTGGCGACGGTGTTTACCTGTCCGACGACGGGTATCACCTCTGGCTTGCCGTAGGCCATCACGAAAGCAAGGTGGTAGCGCTCGACCCCGACGTGGCTTTGGCTTTGGTTCAGGCCATCCTGAAGCACCACTACAGGTCCGTGATCAAAGAAGGGGTGCTTGTGAGATTGGTGGGGGAGAAGTCAGATGGCTAAGTGGGAACTGGACTGCACAGCCGAGAACCAAGGTCCGAGGCCCGGGGAAATCCGCGTGGTAAACTACGTGGACGGTGAGACGGTGCCTGTCGATGCCTTCGGCAACAAGGGCAACCCCATCGCCCTGTTCAGGCACCGCATCGAGCAGTTCTGGGACGGCACGTGGGCAGAGATCAAGGTCTACCATGAAGAGGGCGACGTGCTGCGGGAGGTGAAGCAATGACCAAGGTCCGAGAGCCAAGCTCCATCGTCGAGATGGCGGAGCTGTGCCGTCTGGCGCAGCCTCTGGTTAAGTACATGGAGGGGGTAACACAGGACGACATCGACAATGCCGAAGATGTGCTTGACGCACTGGGGGCGTGTGACTTCTACCAGCTTGACGACAGCGTCGTTCGGGCGGTTGACCAAGTGTATGAGCAAACATACGGCGGGAAGACCACTGACGAAATTATCTTGGACGCGGACTGCCGCCTGCCGTCAAACATTTGCGCGTTCTGGTCTCCCGGCTCCAAGATATCTTTCACGGGAAGGGCAAGCAACCTGCCGTTCATGTACCTTGCCTTTGCCGACCCCGATGGATCAGGGAAGAACCTAGTGTTTCTCATATCCCCGTACTTTGGGGCCGTGTTTATGGGATCGTATCAGGTCGGCGTGGAGCAGCCTATTCTTATTTCTGGATACACGGCTGGGATGGACGAGACGCAGCAGCAAGTCCACACCATGAACGTCCTGACCGTCGCAACGATGTGCTCTCTCCTGAACCAGCCCTCGTTCACCAAGCGTGAGCCCGCAGGGTCGAGGCAAGAGCGCCGCGCTGCCAAGCGCAACGGGGGGTACGCCACTGACGCATGGCACAAGATTACGTGGAACATTGGCGAAGAGGTCAAGGCCAAGCTCACCCGCGACGAGCCTGTGCGCTGCATGCCACTGCACTATACCCGTGGTCACTGGCGCAGGGCCGAGGAGGGCTGGAAGAATACCACCCAGCGGAAGGACGGCCTCTGGTATCAGTGGATCGAGGGCTTCTGGTCGGGGCACCCGGCCTTTGGCATCAAGAAATCGTATCACGCACCGAAGATGGGGAACGCAGCATGACCAAGGTCCAAGTGCCGAGAACCAAGAGCCACATCAACGAGCGCGAGGTTGTGCTGGTCACGCCCAAGACGGGGATGCTTTTGCAGATTCCTTTGCTACCTCAGAGCGAGGCTGGTCTGGCCGCGCAGCAGGAGTATGACGAACTGAAGCGTCTGTTTCAGGAGATCGTGGATCACCTGAACGCAACAGTGGGAGACGCAGCATGACCGACCGCACCCTCACCCCCGAGGTCTACGGCGACTTCGGGCTGTTCATGGAACAGATGGGCCTGCGGCCCAAGCACATCGAAAATACTAAGACAACCCCCCAGTCTAAGGTTTATCCCAAGGCCGAGACCAGCGACTGGTACAAGCAAGGCAAGGAGTGCCCGTTTTGACGAGCCACGAAGAGAAGACAAAGATGATCGAGGCGGCGTTTGAGTGCCTGCCCGACGACATGAAGCCGGACGAGCTTTCTGCCCTGCTTCTGACCGTTGTGGACGCCTACATGGGCGACGACAGGTCGGTTGCCCTGAGCTTGCTCTTGACCACGACGATGGTCTACGCCCGCTCGATTGGCATGCCTGACAAAAAGATGGCCATCGTCCTGCGGGGCGCGGCCGAACATTTAGAAGAACCAGAAACCAAGAAAAAGGTACACTGACCATGGAAAACGAACACGACAAGCGTCTCGCCTTCGATCTGGAAGACATGCGCGAGAGCGAGGTTCTCGTCTACTCTGTCTCCTTCTCCGGCAACGCCTATGGCCGAGACACGAGCGGCAAGAACCAAGGTTCGATCTTCTTCCACAAGAGCCAGACGGAGAGGTTTGACATCAAGCCGGGGGACACAGTGCGGACCCGCTACATCCCCAATTACGAGGACCGTCGGCAGGACGTGCCGTGGCGGACGATCTACATCTTCCCGCAGCAGACCCAGCATGAGGAGCGCGGGATCGCAGAGCTTGTGCCCGTGCCGCCCCCTGCGCCAGCCCCTGCCCCAAAGAAAGAGGTTGGCACGCCCGACCTGAAAACTTTGGTCAACGACTTGGTTCTGGAAGGGCAGGTGTGGACGAGCCGCGAGGTTTTCTACAATCTCTTCAAGCGGGACATCGACTACAAGAGGAACGAGGACAAGCTCAACGCCGCCACGATTGGCAATCACCTGCGGGCGCTGTGCCGGGCGGGAAAGATGCACCGCATTGAGATGTTCCGTCATGACGTGGACATCGCACATGCCGTCTACTTCTCTGTCGATCTCGACGCGCTGAAGCCGGAGGGCTACTGACATGTTCTTCCTACGCAAGAGACAAGAGACCATGCCGCACAGGGACGTGCAGGCAGAGGCGGCATTAGGGATCAACAATGCGGCATCCGTGCTGCCGCCCAAAAGGTTTATGGACTTGGTCTACTGGGCCATTATGACCAACCGCCAGATCAGCACTGAGGACATGGACGCGCTGGCCAATCGGCTGTCGCGGGCAGCTTGGGAACGGGGTCGGAAATGAAAGAACTGACAAGCGAAGCCCAACAGGGCGCGATCCACCTGAAGTGGGGCTTCCTGCCTGTGTTTATGGTCCGTGTGGCGGTGCCAGACTGGGGGGTGGGACGGTGGAAGTGGGGTCGCTGGCGCTATGCGCGGCTGACTGAGGTAGTTGACCTAAACTCAAGGCTCATGGGAACATGGAGGGACTGACATGAGTGACAACCCCGTTCAACGGTGGCACGCCCACAACCCCGCCGCCACGCCCACGCACGCCGATCTCAAGAAGGGAGCGGCATATGCAGTGGGCTTTGCGGACGGTCATAAGCAAGCCGACCGCATCGAAGCCCTGACCGAGCAACTCGAAGCCGCCCGTGCTGACGCCAAGGAGGCCGAGGCCTATGCGGAGGAGCTGGAGGCTATGAACAAGAACCAAGAGGCGATGATCCGTCAAGCGGACCGCAGGGGTGATGCTCTTGAAGCCAAGCTGGCGAAGGCGGTGGAGTTGCTCAAGGAGGCGCGGCAAGACCTTGAGGAGTATGTCACCCACGAATGGCCGAAGGACGAGCATCCAGTCTACGAGCGTAAGTGGGAGCGAGACATGGAACTGTGCCGCCGCATTGACGCCACGCTGGCCGAGATTGAGGGAGAGCAGACATGACTGACGAAAGACTACTCGCCCGACTGCGGGGTCGCGGCAACAAAGACACCATCGCTGCCGCCGACCGCATCGAAACCCTGACCGCCAATCTGGCGAAGGCGGTGGAGGCGCTGCGGGAGATTGCGGGTGAGTGCGGTTGCTCAACAGCCCGCGCCATCATCGCCGAGATTGAGGGAACCAATGCCCCGTGAAGCCAGCAACAGCCCCGGAGCGAGGGCCCTGAGGCTGGCTGGGTATGTGAAATGCCCGGCTTGGTGGCTGACACAAGAGCAGTTCGAGCTGCTACAATACATGGCCCGGCAGAACCTGCCGGACATCAACCGTATCAAACAAGAAGCAGAGGACCGGAATGGCTGGTAGGAAGATCATCACGCGCGACATGATCATTGCGGCGCGAGACAAGGGCTGGAGCGTATCGTTGACCGCGGCCCACTATTCGATGCATCGTAGCTCGATTGACGCTGCATGTGAGCGCTTCGGCATCGCGCTGCCGCTCAGCAAGTACGCACCCACGATGCCGTCCAAGACGAAGCCCAAGCCAGACGAGCAGGTCAGTGACAAGAGGACCCCGGCCCTATGGTCGTGCAGCCCCGCCGCCATCCAAAGAGCACTTGAAGCTGCCGGAAAGCGCGGCTAAAAAGATTGCGAGGGGCGCACACGAAACCTGCGGTTTTGTCTTGGTCGAAGGTCAGACTGCGCTACGGCTCACCATCCACCATCGCGCCCCTCGCGATACCCAAAACCGAAGAGCCTTGTTTCCTGCTCACAGGACAGCTATAACCCTGTCATAAGCTGCTTGTTGGAGGCTACACACGATGGCCAATAAAGGTCTTGTCTTTCGGAATGTGGCCGTCCCCGAGGACGACCACAAACTTCTTGCCATCATCGCCGAGAAAGAGGACCGCTCTATGGCTCGGCAACTCGCCGTGATGATCCGCGAAAAGTACCGCGCGATTCAACCGGAAGAGGGTAGTATGGCGGA